GGCAAGGGCAAGCGCCCGCGCGTGCTGTATCGCGTCGCGGACATCGAGGCTTACGAGCAGCGTCACCAGAAGGGAGGCGCATGATTCCCGGCCAGCACTACAACCACGACCCGCGGCACTTCCGTTTCGAGCGGCAGCTTCGCGACTTCCGCAACATGCAGGATTGCGAACCGCACCGCGGCGACCGCTTCGTCGTCGTCGCCAGCATCGCGATCGCTGTGCTGCTGCTGTTCATCTGAGACAACATCATGGCCCGACACAAAAATGTCGATTGGAACTTACCTGGCCCGAATGTCGAAACATGGGAACAGGCGCAAGTCGCCGTGCTCATGGACATCCGCGACGAACTGAAAGCGCTGAACGCGACGCTTGCCTGCTACCGCGTCCGCAGAATGTGCGACGACATCAACAGAATCGAGCGACGCATCGCCAAGAACATGCCGCTCAGAAAACCGAAGAAAGGATAATCATGGCAAAAATCACTATCACGATCGAGGACTTGGCGAACGGCAACGTCAGCGTCAAGGCCGAGCCGAATTTCGAGACCATGATGAAGATGGACGTCTCCGGCCACGGCCTCACCAGCGCGCACGGCTACGCGATCCTGGCGCTCAATTCGATCCGCAACGAGTCGAAGAATAAAGACCCGCGGAATCGCATCCTGGTCCCGAGCGTCCGGAGGCATTAAATGAACGAAGAACTGGAATTTATCGCGGAATGGCGCCACCGCAGCGCAAGACTGCGGCGCCAACAACAGCAATCCCCCACCGCCTGACCACACACCCCGGGAGCCCACAACCATGAACGCACCCAGCACCCCCATCACCATCGACACCCCGATCCACACCGTCATCGACAACGGCGACCGCCTCGCCGGCTTCATCCGTGCCGGCAACACCACACGCGCGATCCTGCTGCCGCCCAAAGCCGCCCGCCATCACCCCTCGGCCGCCTGGAACAAAAGCCGTGATCGCGTCACCGGTGCGCTGAGCTTTCACGACGGCCAGGCCAACACCAAAGCCATGGCCGAGGCCGGCAGCGCGATCGCGCAGCTCGCCCTTGAGCGCGGCCTCTACATCCCCGCGCGTGACGAGCTCGACGTGATTTACCGCGCCTTCAAGCCGGGCTCTGACGACAACTGGGGCTATCGCTCCGGCGACAACCCCAGCAGCGTCCCGCCTGGTTATCCGCACGAGCCGAAAAAACCCGCTCAGTGCGCACTCGGAGAACACCGCGCCGGCGGCGCCGAGGCGATCCCCGAGGAATGGGTGTGGAGCTCCACACAGTACGCCGGCCTCGGCGCTTCTGCCTGGTGCCAGGACTTCAGGGGCGGCACCCAGGACATCTACCCCGAGTACTGCGAGCTCGCCGTCGTCCTCGTCCGCAGCGTAATCCTTCGCTGATTCGATCCTTCAATCATTCACAGGAGATTCTGAGCATGGCCACAAAGAAAAAACCCGTCCGCAAGCCCACGCGGAGCGCGAAATCCGCGCCCAAAAAATCCACACGAGCCCCGCGCAAAACCCCCGCTCCGAAATACTTGCACATCGGCGAGCGCAGCGCCGCTGAGGGCGGCGTCTTCATGGGCATCGCCCGCGGCGAGAAGGGCCAGCCCGACTGCTACCTCTACCGCGGCCGCTATGCCGACAAGGCCATGACCCACACCGACGCCCTCAAATTCGCCGCCACATGCCGCGACGGGAAGCACAGCGACTGGGAACTGCCCAACCGCACCACCGGCGCCCTGCTTTACGCCAACGGCCGCGAGGACATGCGCAGCGGGTGGCGCGTGTCTAAACAAAAACGAGTGCGATGCTGCGGGGCGCTGTCTCTACACCACCCCACCCTCCGGCGAGCGCGAGGGGCTGCTGCGGGCGGCGGCCAAGTGGGAGGCTTTATGCCATCGTTTTCGCGGATCGTTCGGAACTGATGTTTCGGTCGCCATTAACGAAATTGAGGCCACCCATGAATGACCAAGAGATAGAGGCGATCTTTAAAAAGTTTTTCCCCAAAACGAAATTCAGCAAAGGGTTTTTAAATTTTGGCGCGGCAATGTTTGACGCTGGACGCGCCGAGGCCGAGCGCGTCGAGCCGCATGTGATGGTGCCGGTGGAGCCGACACTCGAAATACTCACAACGATGGCCTACTTACTTAGGGTTGTCCCGCACGGAGAAGATGCGTCTGAGTGGCTGCCAACGCTACACCGTCAATATGTCGCCGCAATCCGCGCCGCGCAGGAGGGTAAATCGTGAATGTGGTCAGGGCTATCTTCCGGTGCAAAAACTGCGACTGGAAAACTCAGGATTACAGGCATGGACAGCGCCGCGCAAAAAGCCACGCGCAAACTATGGGGCACGAAGTTTCCGGCGAGGTCACTCGGTTCTACGAGTTCAAGCCATTAACCGCGAGGCAGGCATCGCCACGCCGCCGCGCCGCGCAGGAGGGGAAGAAATGACCTACCGCATCGCCATGATGTTCGACGCCGCCCGCGGCTGGACCGTGACCGGCTGCTATGAAGGAAAAGGTCCGGTCCCGATGGTCCGCACCTACCGGGACGGCAGCAAGGAACTGATCCTCAGCTATCATCTCGGGACTTACCCGGTCGGCACTCCGATCGACCCGCTGCGGATGCTCACCGCATGGCAGCGCCGCCCGATCCGCAAGCGCCGGATCGCCGAGAGCCGCGCCGCGCGATCTGCGACCAGTGTGCGACCAGCGACTTTTGAACCATTCCAGGTTCCGGTCTAAGTAGTGGTCGGAGCGGCGGGATTTGAACCCACGACCCCCAGACCCCCAGTCTGGCGCAGCGCTATCATGCGACGATTCTGATTGTCAACAAATGGGATTTATATAGATGACTCCCGCTTCTGAATTTTCTTCTTGCGGCGGGCGCGTTTTTTCGCCAGCTTGCTTTTCGGCTTCGGTCGATATGCCAGCACGACATCGACAATCGCGTCCAAGGCTTTCGGAATTTTCATGCGATCAGTTCCTTGTAGGTAATGCGCTTGTGCGCCGTGGCGACAATCAGACTGTCCAACCGGGCAAGCGTCGGGATTTTGACGTTGCCATCGTTCAGCCTGAATGCGAACTCGTTGACGTAGCGGTTAAGATGCTTCGGGCTGGCATGATGATAAACGCCATGCAGACCGCGCTTCATCACAGCCCAAACGCTCTCTATGCCGTTCGTTGTCACGTTTCCGCGCACGTATTCGCCCGCGCTGTGGTTAACCGTTTCGTTCTTGAAGAACAAGCCGTTCAGGCCGTGATAGGTCGCAGCGTCGTCAGTGTGAAGAGTAGACCCGGCTTCAATGTTCGTGTGAATGGCGCGATGCAGGGTTGCGGTATTAACGTCCTCGATATGCATAGCGATAGTGCGCCCGCCACGCTCACGCATTCCGAGGACGGCCTCTTTTCCCACGGCACCACGCCCACGATTAAGCCGTTTGTTGACGTGCTTGTTGGCTTCCTTGCCGCCGATATAGGTTTCATCGATTTCGACGATTCCGGACAGTGCCTCGATCTGCTTGCCGCATGCTTCACGCAGACGTTGCAGGACGAACCACGCCGACTTCTGGGTGATGCTAAGTTCCTTGCTCAATTGCATGCTGCTGATGCCCTTGCGGGCCGTGAGCAGCAGATACATGGCGTGCAGCCACTTGTGCAGCGGTACGTGCGAGCGCTCGAAGATCGTGCCGGTGCGAACGGTGAAATCTTCCTTGCACTGGTTGCAGCGGTAATAGCCGCCGGCCCGCGCCGTGATGCGGTCGCCGAGCCCGCAAACCGGACAGCGGCAGCCGTTTGGCCAGAGGCGGGATTCCAGGTATGTCCGTGCGGTTTCCTGATCTGGAAACATGCGGAACAGTTCGGCGGTACTGATCGTGATTTTGTCATTCATTGCGGGCTTCCAGTTTTTTCGATGTCGGCGATTGCGTTGGCAGCGACGGTGCGAGCGAAAGTGCAAAACGCTGATGGCGGAAGGTTGCTGTCAGCAATACGCTTGAATTCTTGCAACAGCGTCATTTCTTGATTAACGGCAGCGGCGCGTTCAATTTCGATGGTGGCCGATAGAGTTGCAATGGTTTCTTCTCCCATCTTGCACTTCTCCTGCGCAACATAAAGGTGATAGCGCATTTCCTCCAGCACTGATTTTGCGAATTTCCTCAGTATTTGAGTTTGCAAATCCGCAGTGGTTTTTATAAGTGACTCTACCTGCTGCGCTGTAACGTCGCTCGCTGGATAGGATTCTGTTTCGTTCATTTATTCATCTCCCGAAGAACGCTTCCGCCAAGGCCGCGCTTCTTCAGAAATTCAACCGATTCGCGGATCAGCGGGTTTTTGTTGTCCGAATGCGCTATAGCGTATGACATGCGACGCACGAGACTAGCTAAATCCTGAATCAGCAATTCGTTGCTACCTCGGATTTCGCGCAGTACCTCGATGGTTTCGGCCGCTCGATATGCGAGATGGCATTCATTCCCTCCTGCCATATCACGCAGACGGACGGTCAAATCGGGTTCTTCAAATTCATTCATGGCAGTTCCTTTCCGCATGAAGCGCATTTTCCGCTAGCGGCTTCTTCCTCGTAAGGATCGTTGTCGCATTGACAATAGGGACCATTATCCGTTTCGTCGCCGATGACTGGATAGAGTTCTCGCAGCGCGGCTTTTAAATCCTCATTCGCGTTTGGATGATTGCATTCAGGACACTTCGGCCAGTCTTTTGGATACACAACTGAGCAATACCAGCATGATGTGTTGTTAATCATGCGATGCATTCCTTTCCTTGGTAGCACTCAATAACCTTCCCAAATCGCAAGGAAGGTTTGTTTTTAGCGCAAGTCCAGCCCCATTTGGTTTCGACCGCATAAACCGGCTCGCCAATTTGATGCGCGAAATTGTGAGCCATGATTACGGCATCCGATTTGCACAGATCGTTATTGATTGAACCCCACTCGATATTCATTATTTGCCCCAGAAAAAATGTTGTTCAAACGTCGGGCATTCTTTGATGATTACTTGATACTGGCAGGGGCCAACACGCACCCATGAGGCAGTGCTGCCAGATGTGTTTACTTTGTTGTGAACTTCGCAAAATGTTTTTGCTTCGGTTTTTGTCGCGTACTTCATATTTGCCCCCAAGTGGTTAACGTGCAAGCGAATAATGCGCTATTTGTGCGAGGGAGTCAAGTATTATTTTATGAGGGAAATATGCCTTATAAATCAGTAGGGAGTAAACTATATAAATCCCCAACAAATGCAGGCGTCGTCTAGGGTTTTTGTCACCAGCGGCAACGGTGACACATGCCAGACCACGCTTCGCCTGCGACCAGTCTGCGACCAGCGGACCTACGGCCCGGTCAGGTCTGGCGAGACCCCCGCACCCCCGGCCTGCATTTGCGCGCGTTCACGAGCCGGTCGGTCTGGTATCTCTACTACCGCCTCAATGACGGCAGGGAGCGCCGCCCGAAGCTAGGCGATGCCCGGTCTCTGACGCTACCCCAGGCCCGCGAGATCGCGCGCCAGGCGCTCGCTGCCGTAGCCATTGGCCCAAGACCCTCGCCCGCCCCGCCAGCCGCAGCCAGCGCCCGCTGCCGCACCAACTGTGGCCGATCTGTGGTCGAAATACTGGCAGGCATAAGCGCTGCCCCGGAAGAAGCCCCGCAGCCGGTCGAACGACCTGACCTTCTGGACCCTGCACATCCAGACCAAGATCGGCGCGCCGCCGGTCGCCGACGTCACCCGCGCCAACATCTCGGCCCTGCCTTTCCTATGCTGCGGCCTTCGCCGCGTCCTTGACCTTGCTGCCGTAGCTGCTGCCGAACCAGAAATCCATGATCTTGATCTGCGCCGCGGTCATGACGCCGAGCACCATGCCGAACTCGGTCCGAAGATTCTCGGCGACCGTGACAGCGCCGGTCAGGAATACCCACAGGCAGGCGAAGTATCCGACCGTGTAGATCACTGACAGCGTGATCTGCGGCGTCATGTTGACCTTCGCCAGATCGCGCGCACTCTTGCGATCGTCGACCTCGATCTCGTAGACGTTGATGTCGAGTTCGCGCATGCGAATCTTGAAATCGTTGTCGAGTTTCCGCAGTTCGATCAGCTTGTCCGGAGATGCGGACAGCACGGCCTCGGCGACTTCCTGCTCGCTGGCGTCAGGCTTCCCGAGCCAGGATTCGGCGATGAACTTCGTCGCGGCCCCTGCCATCGGTCCGCCGAGCGCGGTACCGAGAACCGGCGCGACGTTCTTGACCAGCGACTTCCAGTCGAATCCGCTCATTGCCACACCCCCGTTCGCATCTGCTCGGACAGCCTGGCCGCGCGCTGCGGCGTCTGCTGCGCCCACTTCGACTGCAACATCGCCGCCGCAGCCGCCTCGTATTCCCCGCGCTCGATCATGCCAAGCGTGTTCCTGAATCCGAGCAGCCCCTCGACGCCCATCTGAAAAGCCATGTTCGCCAGCACCCCCTGCCGCGCCTCGTCCAGCCGGCCAAACCACGGCAAGCGAGTCCGCAGCGCGGTCGTGAACCGCGCGATGTCATTGCCGAGCAGGTATGCCGCTTCGTCTTTCGTCAGCCCGCCGCCCTTGCGCTTGTCGATCAGCCGCCCGATGCCGATGGTCCAGAACCCGAGATGGTCCTGATAGGCGTGCAGGACTTCGCCCTCGTCGCGGCGTAGCTGATTGGTCAGGTTTTCGATCAGGCTCATTTTCGCTGTTGCAGCAGTAGGTTGACGATCTGCTGATGCCCGCCGTCGATCTTCGCAGCGAGCCGCTGTTCGCTGCCCTCGATCTTGCCGTGCAGGGCAATGATGCTCTGCCGCGTTCGCTCCTCGTGATCCTCGAAGCGTTCCAGCGGCGTGTAGTCCTCCGGGAGTTTCTGATTGATTGCCGTCACTTGACTCTCCACCTTGGTCAGCTTCGAGTTGATGCTGGCGATTTCCTCGTCGTGTTTCTTGACGATCCTGCCGAGCATCCATTTGACAGCAGCGAACGCCCCGGTTCCGATTGCGCCAAGAATCGCGCCGCCCCATTTCCACAATGCCGCTGCTGCCGCCGCATCATCTGCCCCCGCCGCCATCGTCAAACCCCCGTTTTTTGTTGTTCATTACGAAATCGCACCGATGCCGCCGCGCCACGAAAGCTGCACAAACAGCAAACCCTCTGCGCGCCAGCGTTTCACGATGTCGAGGTCGCGCCACCAGAACGCCGGATCATCCAGCGTGATCGGTTTCCAGCCGATATAGCCGTGGATGCCGTAGCCGCCGATCTTGATGTTGTAGGTGAAGAACGGAAGCCAGCCCACAACAGGCGTCATGCGCTCGACAGCGGTGACCGGAATGAACTTGTTGTTGTAGCCATACCAGGGCCGGATCAGCGTCCACACAGCACGACGCCAGCGGAGATCGAACCAGCGGCCATCAGCAGGCCAGGGATGCGCGCGGCGGTCGAGGTCGTTCACAGCAGATCCGCCTGCGTGAACAGCGCGTCAAGTTCGGCCTCGGTCATATCAAGGCCAGCGGCAACCTGCGCGACCAGCGGCCAGTCGCGGCGCACTTCGGTGGCGTATTCCCACTCAATTTGCGCCGCGCCGCCGATCTGCGCGATGGCAGCGTCGATTGCCGACAGCTTGCCGGCAGCGTGAAGCGCGAGGCGAGCCTGCCGCATCGTGACAGCGCGAACAGGCTGCACGGGATTCAGGAACGCCTGAACATCAGCGTGATCTTCTGGCAGTTCTTCTTCCGCAATACCTGGCTGTGGCTGGCGAAACACACCAATGACTTTCCCGTTCTGTCGTTGAATAAACATGGTTAGGCTCCGTAAATCAAATCATCAACCCACCCAAGCGTCGCAATGCGCGTGAATGAACCGGTGGCAGTAAACGTCCGCCTGCGAATTTGTGCGCTGGTATTGGTTTTAACGGCGGCTTGGGCGTAAACATCACCAGTAGAAGTGTTGAACGCCGCAGCAGTGGCTAAGGGCGCGGCAGTTGCGCTAGGGGCTTCATCGTTAACGTCCAACGAAGATAGGTAAACAGCGCCGACATTACCAACGCCATCGCCATCAGCGGCTACGTTCATCAGCGCAGCCACCTTGATGCCAGTTGGAACAGAAAGCGTCGTGGTTACGGCAGCAGTCGTTGAGTTCGTGATGTTCACGTCCAGAACCGTAGCCTTCCGCAAAAACTCCGCCCTGTTCTGAACGAACGGAACAATCACGCCAGATTCACGCATGATGCTGCCGATGCGCCACAGGTGAGCGTATGCCGAGCCACCTGGTTCAGCCTGCAGCCAGCCGAGAACGGTTGCGGCTACAGCGGACGGGGCGAAGTAAATGTCCGGGTCCACGCCGTTGGCCTTCGTTACCAGCCAGCCGTGGTAGCTGGTATTGGCAAGGGCAGCGCCAGAATACCTGCCGCCGTTTCCGGTGCCCGGTGCCCAGTTCGCATCGAGCCGCTTTGTCGTCGGTGAGGGCAGATTCATCACCACCGCTGATGTGGTGTCCACCGCTTTCCCGGCGGCAACATCGACATCGTTCGTGGCGTCGGTGACGTTGTTGCTGAGAGTCAACCCCCGTTTAACACCCGGGCTCAGCGTTGCCGCGATCAATGCTGAAACCGCTGCGGCGCTTGCTGCCTCATTTCCGGTCGGTGTAGTGGCAGGAAGAACCGGCTTGCTGGTGAACGTCTTGACATCGGCGATGGTTTCGTTTCCGGTCAAGCCAACAGCGCCAAGCGTAGCGCGCGCAGCCGCAGCGTTCGCGTCGTTCAGCACGGACTGCATGAACGGCGTGACTGCGCTCGGATCGAATTTCGCTGCCGTCACAGTGCCATCCGCAGGCACGCCGATCGACATCACGCTCGCATAAACGACATCGACGACATCGACGCCGACTGGAATTGCAGCGTCGAACGTGATCGTTACGCCTAAAACTCCATATGTCAGCTTTGCCTGGTAGACGCCGTCGAAATAAATCTGCGTGTTGTTTTCGCTGCCAGGTGCAGACGACAACGTCAGCGAGGTTGTGACGCCAGCCGTGAAATCAGCGCCAGCCTCGAACGTATCGACATTCCAGTTCCCCGATGCGGCGACGGTGGCAATGTCTGCCGGGTTGTAATTTACCAGAGCATTTGCATCCTGATTCCAGCCGACGAGATGCAGACCCTCGGGAACCGGCAGCGTCGTATCGGCGTCAGTAGAACTAACTGACTCAGGCAAGCGCATTGACCGATTGATCTCGTCCTGCTGCTGCTGGTCGACCATCATCAGATGATCGAACACGTCCTCGTGAATCTCGGGATGATAAGCGCCTTGGTTCCGGATGTCCGCGGTCTGCGTCAGCGGTCTCACACGCCGGATTGTGATCGGCCACGTATCTTCGAGGTATCCGCTGCCGTCGATCCAGTCGAAAGCGCCATTGACCAGCACAACGTTCCCGCCTGCGAAAGCGCCAACGCCGCTGACGGAGTAGTGCGTCGGATAGGTCAGCGTCGTCTCGACGCCAGTAGCGGGATTGCGGACAGTGACGCGCAGGTCAGTCGCCGCGAAGATTTTAAACCCATACGGGTAGGTGGCCGTGCTGCCCGAGCCTACCGCGTCGTTTCGGTTGCTGGTGCCTATCGTCATGCCGGTCTCCTGCGCGGATTATAGCAACGCCGATGCGAAACGCACATCAGCGGTTGCAGGTTTATACGTCATCTTCTGTCATTCCTTCGGCGGTCCGACCAGCAGAACAGCCGGATTCGCCGTGTCGCCTTCCCACAGCGCGGCAGCGCCCTCTATCGCGCGACGGACCTGGCCTGCCGGATAGTGGAGAAGGATGCCCGCCGCCTCGTTCAAGTAGCGCAGGAACGCGCCGTCGACATCGCCCTGCTCGACCTGCTTCGCCAGCTTGGTCAGCGACGAGAAGAACCGAGCGCCTGCCGGACCCTCGTAGCCGCCGAAGCCCGCCATCGCGCTCCCGATCTCGCGCAGGCCGACCAGCACGCCGACCATGTAGGACAGATTCTCGCGGACGACCTTTTCCAGCAGTTCGTCCTCGTCGTCGCTGCCGCCCTTGATCGCCTCCTTCATCAGCGCGCCGAGCGTTGCCGGGATCGTGTAGAGCAGCAGGTAGTCGACAGCCATCCTGCCGATCGACGCCGGATCGCGGAAGTTCGTGCGCTTCGTCGCCTCGACCGTGTTGTTCCAAGTCACGTTGAAATACGAGTAAAAGTTCGTCCACAGCTTGAGCAGCGGACCGCCGCGCTGGATACCGGAAAGGTCTTTGATCTGACCGCCGCCCTGCGCGTCGAGCACGGCCTGATCCGCCAGTGCGATCGCTGTGGCCTCGTCGTAATTTTCGGCCATCGCTTTCTCGTAAGCGCCGATCCAGGTCGGGATGTCTGCGACCTGCTGACCCTTGTAGATCATCCAGAAAAACGAGTCGGCGATCGCGAGCCGGACGTTCTTGTCAGTCACCATCGACGTCGCCTCGTCGATCCAGCCGGACAGCTTGCCGGAGTTCAGGCCGATGCGGTTCCTGATCTCGTTGATCTCGCGCATCTGAGTATTTGACCGCAGCCGCATCATGTCGGACTTCTCGGCGATCCATGCAGCCGTGTTTTCCATGCTGGCCGCATCGCGCATCCAGCGAGACAGGCCGCGGCCCACCCACTTCACGCCGATCCGCGCCATCGACTGCGTCAGGCCGAACGGCTGCAACATCGCCGTCGAGATGTTCCAGCCCATGAACGCGATCGTCGTTCCGGTCCGGACGTGATTGATCGCTCGCTCGAAGAACGCTCCTGCGCCGATGTCGCCTGCCGCGATGTCCTGCATCGCGTCCTTGATCTGCTCGTAGACGACCTCGCCATAGGTCTCGTAAATCGTGTCCTGGACCTCCTTGTTGCCAAGGATTCTGCCGGCGTCGACCAGCATCTCGTGGTGCGACAGGTCATGCACTACCTGCTGCGTATGCTCGAAGATCACGCCGAAGTCGAGGCGGATCGGAAGGCGAACGCCCTCGACGCGCGCCTGCGTGTGGCCGCGCTTGGTAGTCGAACGAGCGAACGCGCCGCGCGTCATCTGCTCGGCGATCTCCTTGACCTTGTTGCCGCCAGCCTTCGCGCTCTGCCGATCGTCGTATTTCAGCGGGAAGTATCCGCCCTTGAACTGGCCGAACCTGGTGTCGACCGGCATCGCCCCGACCTTCTCCGGAGCAATGCCGTTGACGCGCTCCTCCTTCGCCTTGATCTGCGGCCAGTAGGAATCGACGAAGTCCCACACGGACTGCACGAACTGCCAGTCGCGCTCGTCCAGCGTGTCGAGGATCGACTGGACCTGCGCCTCGCTCCACCCGTAGCCGTCCATGACCTTCTGCCTGCTGTCGGCATTACCCCAATTCAGGGCGACCATCAGCCTCGCCATCTTGGTCATACTTGCGTCGATCGCCGGGACGTGCGTCT